AGCAACAACCCGCGGCGAGGACTCTACTCGAGACCTCCGCAACGGCGCTGGGAAACGCCGCACTCCTGCCTATGGGTTAGGCAGGAGACCACCGGAGCTTTGTGCGGACGGCATCCGGTCGTCCAGCTCGTACAAGGTGATTGACATCCTCAAAAGGTTCACTTCGAGGAGCAAGTACCTTCAGCAGAGCTCCGATCCCTGACACTGGAGATTCCGGTATCGAGGATTGGACCACCCATCCTTTGACTAAGAGGACGTGGTAGCGCGGATCGATAGCCTGATGTTCAAATGTAGAAATCTGAACGGGCATAACGGTCCAACGGCCCAGCACTGGAGATCTAGAAGTTGGCTCATCCCATCGAGCCAAACTTGTAGCTTCGACGGTCGGATAGTAGCCCCCCAAAGGGGTAAACAACCAATCGTCAAGCCACGCGGCCGTCCGCCACAACCCAGACAGGTAAAACCTGTTTCTGAGCGCGACGGTCGACTCGATCTCCTGCACGAACCTCCGTGATGAGGGAAGTTCCCACATGTCATGGTTAACCACAACATGCCGGACACGGACCACAGATACATCGTGGCCCGCGTAGTATTCCCTTCCGCAAGACTCCCTGAACTTTCCATCCAGGAAAGACTTGTTTGAGTTCACCTTAAAGCCAAAGGCTTCAAGGCTTGCAATCACGGATTGAGCAAATTCTGCAGGGACGATAATATCGTCCCCGTAGACGCGCACCCGCTTCCGCAACGATAGGCAATCGCTACGGGAGAGTGGACGACCTAGACCCTCTTCGATTCCAATAAAGACAACGGTCGCGAAGACCATCGCCTCCATCGGAAACGTAAGGGCCGAACCCATAGACGCGAACTTGGCCAGGCGTAAAACACCGAAGCCAGGTACGTCAGCACGCCGAGATCGAGTCGCATCGACAGCCTCAAATAAATGGGGCCACCGACACAACATCGTTCGAACGAGCTGATTGGAGACACGGTCGGAGGCTTCACTCAAATCGAGTGTTGCCAAGCTCCCAGTCAAGGAGCCCTTCATGGCCAAGTGACGGTTACGCCACTGGTCGTCGAAGCCGACAATCCTACCCATGATATAATCATCACGGATGGATTGGACCAGGAGATCTTTCACGCCCTGCTGCATGAACTGCATGTAGGACGGTTCGATCGCAATGATCCTAGGTGCCTTCAAGGTCTTAGGAACTGTAATGACCCTAACAGGTCGCTCAGCTCCAGGTTCGAGGAAATCAACACGGTCAAGGCGGCTGTAATACCGCCAATTCGGAAGTGCATACTCCCCGTAAGGGAATGTGTACTCGAGACGCTGGGACCACTCCGTGAAGTCAAACTTCCGGTTTCCCGACTTTCGGTCGGCTGTGGCACCAGGGCCGTGCTTTGGTCTAAGGTAGGGCCATTCAGGATCAGAAATCCTGGGTCCTTCCTGTTCTCTATAGAGATCTTGATCGACTCTTGTGAGAACATCAGCCCAAAGGAGAGCAGAGACACGTTCGAACTGTTGGATTTCTCCTTCAGTCCGGCGTGCATCCGCCAACTTGACTTCCTGCTCACAACTGACAAACCCTTCAATCGTTGCGCGAACTCGCCTCTCGGTGGGTTCGACTTGAACCTTGCCGAACAACAGCGTTAGCTGCCGAACGGCTTGGATCGCTTCGATGTTGGGTTCGTCAAGAAGATGTCCACTTGCGCGGTCAAAGATGAGCTCGAGGAAACCTCCGAGAAATCGGGGGAGACCTGACTGCCAGGAAAAACCCTGGAACAGTTCGCGAGTTACCCTTCCACTGGATAGGCCTTTTTGGAGGTCATCACAGTAGCGAGGTAGGGTGATCGTCAGAAATGACGCACCTTCATCTTCGACACGACGCGTGACTGTATTAAAGTCACGCGTGGTGCTGACGCTGCACATGTCGCCGAATTCATCAGCGACAACACGCCAGAGCATCATCAGGCTTTTCATCCAGCCCTCCTAAAAGAGGTGTATGGAATCCATAGCCATGTCGATGATCAAAATGGAGGCAAGGACATCCAGAATGAATAGTCCAAGCCAGTGGCGATACCTCTGCCACACACTCTTAAGAGTGTCCATCCCCCTGAAGGTCATGTCAGCTTTCGCCGGCAACGACCTTAGTCACATTGGCATCAGTGAGCCAACCGAGAAGCCCCTTAACATTGTTAAGAAGCTCAGTGTTTGTGAACACTGCATCGGAAGGCTCGTCGATCACGAGGTAAGCTGAACAGCTCACTTCGCGCGACTGATTAGCGACGAAAGGATCCGCCGCAATCTTCTTGATGTCAAGCCTCACCTGCCGGCGCGTACGACCACTCTTCGTGGAAGTGTGCGCAACAGAGAGAGACACCGTCTCGTCATCCTTAGTATAGATGGCGGTACGGTCACCGACACTAACACGCGGAAGCGTGTTAGCAACGGTGTCAATTGTGACAGACTGGGGGTCAGCAAACATGGCAATGCTCCTGTGTGTGAAAAGCCCTAGGCGGGATAACCTAGAGCGGAGGAAGATACTCTGCCTGGATTGACAAAGCATCATGGGTTGGTACACTTCTAACTGGATTGCTAGAGTGCACCACGTCCTCGGCTAATGCCAAGGGCGGCAAGGATGGCCCATTGTCGATCGGTAAAACCGTCTAACTCAAGGCCAAAGCCGAAAGGAGTTGCCTTCCGTCTACGCTTGTATTCGCAGGTGAAAATCTGCTTAGCGTTGACGGGCTGGCCACCGCGCAATACGGTGCCAGTATGCACATACTCGACGCGACGGACAATATGCTCCATCACGTACCCGTAGTGCATGACCAAGCCGTCAGACTGGAACATGGCGATGTTATTCATAACGTCACCAACGTTTGAAATCCAATCTGCGGCCCAGCTATACGGCAAAGCATTCCAGAGCACAGATATGCTGGGAGAAGTCCCGTACAGATAGTTGAACTTCTGTACCTGGTCACTCAATGCTAAGACACTGGAAGGTGGCTTGGCATAATAAGTGAAGGCACCGCTGAACCAGACTTTCTTAGTCTCGGTCACAACGGTCCTACGCCTGCCGTACAAGTGTTCGTAGAGTCTAGTGTCGAGTGTAGGCCTGGGGGCAACCCCAGAAACCGTCTCGTCACTGACCACTTCGACACTAGGTGGAAACGAATACCTTCGCCTGACTACTCGTCCAGAATCACGGTAGTACTGACGCAGAAGCTTATCAGCCTCTACGTAAGCCTTACCGATGGACTTAATGTCAGCTATCGTTGGAAGAATACCGAATTGATAATTCAGGTATTCCTCAGCGACCTCTCCACGTCGAATAGCGTTT